CAGCGGGTTCGTTTAAGTTCTTCGTAGTGTACGCCCCAATGGGTGCTACAAAAGCTGCCGCAGAAGTAGATCGTGATCTGCTTGCATAACTAACTTTAGGGGCTGCTTTCGAGTAGCCCCTTTAGATTATTCAAAGGGTTTTAAAATGCGTAAGAAAAAAGGATATGCTTTAGGTGGTGTAACAACACCTGAACAAGAAGATAGCAGATACCGTCCTTCTGCTAATCGTGCACCTCAAGGAATGATGTCATCACGAGGCACTACATCTGCTATGGGTTTATCTAAAGGTGGTGTAGTACGAGTAAACCCCACTAAAATTGTAAACAACTTAAAATAATGGCAGGTATTAACTTCAGGACAGCCAGCAAGTTTGCTGCAGTTACAGGTAACTCTGCTAGTAGTACTAGCAATCCTAATAATGCTACTATATTATTTACTTGTCCTGAAAGTCACGAAGCTGAAATAGTTTTTCTCATGATAGCTAATGAAGATAGCTCTACATCTAACATAGGAATACAAGTATACCATGCAGATGACAACACTTACCATATGCTAGTAGGTGAAGAGTCTATAGCAGGTAATAACCATACACAGTTTATTGGTGGTGGACCTTTGTTCTTACATGCAGGTGATAAGGTCTTAGTATTTAGACACACTTCTTCACACAACTTTGATGCTACACTTTCTGCTAGATTATATTTTACACCTGCTAAAAGGTTATAACCATGAGTACTTTCCTTAGTCTAACTAACGAACTCTTACGTCGATTGAATGAAGTTCAAATTGACCAAGCAGACTTTGCTAACGTTAAAAACGTTCAAGCATTGGCTAAGGATGCTATTAACTCAGCTATCCGTCAGATGCTTCAGGATGCTCAAGAGTGGCCTTTCACTTTAGTGACTTATGAGCAGACACTAGTTGCTGGCACTAATGCTTATAATTTCCCTGCTGATTACTCTAAGGCAGACTGGGATACTTTTTATATTAAACAACTTACTTCAGAAAACAACACACCTAAAAAACTTAATCTAATTACTTATGATCAATACCTAACTTATTATAGAAGCGTAGAAGATTTAAGCGGTGAAACTGGACGAACTGATCCTGATTATGTTTACATGACTCAAGATACAAAGTTTGGAGTTACGCCTGTACCTGATGCCTCTTATGTAGTAGAGTACAGATATTGGAAATACCCAGCAGATCTTGTAGCTTATGATGACACTGCAGTTATACCTGACAGATTTAAGCACGTAGTTATTGATGGTGCAATGATGTACATGATGCTATTTAGGTCTAACGAACAGAGTGCAACTATGCATAGTCAAAAGTTTGAAGATGGAATTAAAATGATGCGTAGGCTTGTAGTTGATCAGTCAGTAAATGTAGTATCAACTATTATAACAAAACCTACTTCAACTCTTAATGGGTTTTAAGGTTGGCAGATTCCTTACAAACATATGTCTCTGTTTGTGCAGGGGGTCTTGTTACTAACGTAGATCCTTTGACTCAAAGTGATGCTTTGCCCGGCAGTGCAGTACGTCTAATTAACATGGAGCCATCTCTAGAAGGTGGTTACAGACGTATAAGCGGTTATGCAAACTCTTATGGTACACTTCCCGGTACGGGTAAAGTTTTAGGTCTTAATGTAAATGGTGAAATAAATCAAGGAATACTTGGTTGTAGAAAACCTTCTTCTGGCAATAACTATTTACATTGGTATAACCACTACTACGATGTAGCACTAGGATCAGGGCAAGGCTCTGGTTTTTCTGTAGGTGAAACAGTAACAGGTGTAGTTAGTTCAGGAGATGCTACCTTAGTAGCAGCAACAGGTACTGTAATATCTAGAACTTCTAATGCCCTTGTAATAAACTTTGGTAAATTGCCTAGTAATATTTTTGCTACAGGTAATGTACTTACAGGTGGTACATCTACTGCAACAGGTACAGTAGCAAATACACCTACAGTCAAGGGTTGGCAAGCTGTATCATCTGCAGGTAGTCCTACCATGACAGGGGTTGACGTTGTAAGGTTTGAACGTTATAATTGGACTGAAGAAGTCCTACTACTAACAGACGGTATTAACCCTGCTGCTAAATATAACGGATCTACTTACACACAGATTACACATGCTAATGCTCCAAATAATCCACAGTTTGCTAGTGCCTTTGCAAATCATCTTTGGTTAGCTGGAGATCCTGACGAACCATTTAATATTTACTTTTCATCTCCTAATGCTGATACAGACTTTGATCCAGCAAACGGGGCTGGTGTTATCAACATAGGCTTTACTGTAACTCAGCTAAAAGCCTTTCGTAATCAGCTTTATGTATTTGGTCAGAATCAGATTAAACGTATTGTTGGAGACAACTACTCTAACTTTAGTGTAGAAAATGTTACTAATGACTTGGGTTGTGTTGCTCCTGATACTGTAGTAGAATTTGGTGGAGACATTATCTTTCTTGGACCTGATGGTGTTAGACCTATTTCTGGAACTTCTCGTATTGGTGACGTTGAGCTTGAAACAGTATCTCGTGAGATCCAAAAGACTTTTGAGAACTACACAGCTAACGAAGATGTTACAAAACTAAAAGCCTTAGTTATTCGTAGGAAGTCGCAGTTTAGATTATTTTTTGAAGCTAATACTTCTCTGTCGTTACTGGCCGCTATTCGTAAAAGTTCTTCAGCACAGTCTACATTTGAATATAGTCAGCTTGTGGGCATTGAAGCAACAGCAGTAGCTAGTGGGTATGTAGGGCAGTTTGAGTTTGTACTGCATGGAGATACTACAGGTAAAGTATTTAAACAAGAAGAAGGTAACTCTTTTGGTGGGTCTGACGTACTGAGTGTTTATCAAACTCCATTTTATTTTATGGGTGATCCAGAGTTACGTAAGATATTTTATAGGGTTAAAACGTTTCTTAAATCAGAGGGTGCAACTTCAATATCTGTAGGCATAGAGTATAACTTTGGAGACTCAGAGATTGCTACACCAGCAAACTTTGATTTAAGTACAGCAGGTGCTGCATCTTTCTTTGACGCAAGTTCAACTCTTTACGATGAAACAGATGTTTATGACGGAAACCCTACACCAATTAGAACTACTAACATAAGTGGGTCAGGTGATTCTATATCAGTAGCATACGTTACTAACGGTACAAACCCCAGCCATACCATACAGGCTGTTTCTATATTGTATGGTGCAGGGGATAGGAGATAAAAAGTGGCAGGATATACAAGACAATCTTCAGCAGATATTATTGCAACGGCTGTTGTTCGTGCTAACCCGCTGAACGTAGAGTACAATGCATTACGAGATGCATTTAACGCAAGCACAGGACATAAGCATGATGGTACTGCAGCAGAGGGTGCATATGTACCACTGATTGCAGACTCAGATGCTTTAAACAAAGTAGTTATTGACACATCAAACAATCGTGTTGGTGTATTCGTAGAAGTATCTAGTGCTGCTGTAGAGCAAATACGTATTCAAGATGGTGCAGTTGTTCCTGTCACCACTAACGATATTGATCTTGGTACATCTAGCTTACAGTTTAAAGATTTATTTATTGATGGTACAGCTACAGTAGATGCACTGCAAGTAGATGCTAATGCTGTTGTTACAGGTAATTTTACAGTAAACGGTAATGCTACTCTGGGTAATGCTGCTAGTGACACTGTTACTATTACTGCTGACGTTGCTTCTCCACTTCTACCTTCTGCTGATGACACGTATGACTTAGGTGCTGTAGGCTCTGAGTGGCGTAACTTGTACATTGATGGTACAGCTAACATTGATGCTCTCGTAGCAGATACTGCAGATATCAATGGTGGTACAGTTGATGGTGCTGTTATTGGTGGGGCTAGTGCTGCTGCTGGTACATTTACTTCTTTAACTGCTACAGGTACATCTACACTTACTACGGTAGATATTAATGGTGGTAATATTGATGGCACTATTATTGGTGCTAGTTCTGCTGCTGCTATTACAGGTACAACAATTACTGGTACATCTCTTGTAGGTCCAGTAACAGGTGATGTTACAGGCAATGCAGACACCGCTACTGCACTAGAAACAGCAAGAACTATAGGTGGTGTATCGTTCAACGGTACAGCTAACATCAATCTTCCCGGTGTAAATGCTTCAGGTAATCAGGATACTTCAGGTAATGCTGCTACAGCTACAGCCTTAGAGACTGCTCGTACTATTGGTGGAGTTAGCTTTAATGGCACATCTGATATTAATCTCGCAGGTGTAAACACTACAGGTAATCAAGATACGTCAGGCAATGCAGCTAGTGCGACTGTACTACAAACAGCAAGAACTATTGCAGGTAACTCTTTCAATGGCTCTGCTAATATTACTATTGCTGCTACAGATCTGTCCGACACAGACCAGAGTTTAGCTACAAGTGATAACGTACAGTTTGCTCAAGTAACTACTACAGGCAATGCTATTGTCGGTGGTGACTTAACTGTAAATGGTACTACAACAACAATCAACTCTAGTAACATGACTGTAGACGATCAGCTTATTGAGTTAGGTAATGGTCGTTCAGGTTCTGCTTCAGGTGATGCTGGTATTGTTATTGAACGTGGCAGTGATGCTAATGCTTTCATTGGCTTTGACGAAAGTGCAGATAAGTTTACTGTAGGTACTGGTACATTTACTGGTGCATCTACAGGCGATCTTACAATTACTACAGGCACACTTGTAGCCAATATTGAAGGTAATGTCACAGGTGCTGTTACAGGTAATGCTGATACAGCTACGGCCCTAGCAACCGCACGTACAATTGCTGGTCAATCTTTTGACGGTACTGCTAATATTACTATCGCTCCTACAGACCTTACGGGTGTAAATGCTACCGCTACTGAACTAAACATTATGGATGGCGATACTTCAGCTACATCTACTACTCTTGCAGATGCAGACAGAGTTGTAGTTAATGATGCTGGCACCATGAAGCAGGTAGCACTGACTGACTTTGAAACATACATGGAGACATCTTTAGATACTCTAAGTAATGTGACAACAGTAGGTGCTCTTAACAGTGGTAGCATTACAAGTGGCTTTGGTGCTATTAATGTTGGATCAAGTGCTATTACTACCACAGGCACAATTAACTTTGGCTCATTAGCTGATGGTTCAATTACTATTACAGGCTTTGTAGATGAAGACGATATGTCATCTAACAGTGCTACACTTATCCCAACCCAACAGTCTGTAGAAGCTCGTATTCAAGCAGTCAATGGTACAGCTAATAATGTAACAGGTCTTAATGCTACAGGTGCAGAGTTAAACACAGTAGCTGACTTTTCTGCTGTAAGTGTAGACACAAGTACTGCAATAGCTAGTAATGATGCCTTATTAGTATTTGACAATGGTAACGAAATAGGTTATCGTGATGTAGATTTACTTGATACATATTTCTCAGGTACGACTAAAACACTTACTAATAAAACTCTAACAAGTCCAGTAGTAACTGGTATGCACCTTAATGACTCAGGGTTTACTGTAGAAGGTTCTGGTGCAGACGGTAATGAAACTACTGTAGCCTTTACAAACCCAACTGCAGATCACACTATTACATTTCCTAATGCTACAGGTAATGTAGCTGTATTTACTGCTGCTCCTGCTGCTGCAATTGCTGACGGTTCTAACGGGCAGGTACTTACAACAAATGGCTCTGGGGTGTTGAGCTTTTCAGACATGGCATCTGGTGCAGATCTTTATGCTGCTAATCCTTCAAGTGCTACTGATCCATCTGCCACGGGGTCCAATGCTATAGCGATTGGGGATGCTGCTGTTGCGTCAACAATAGATGCATTAGCTATAGGTTCTGATACGGATGCAACTGGTTTTTACACTGTTGCTTTAGGTCAAGGGGCACAAGCTAATATAGGCGATGGCGCTGTTGCGATTGGCAAATCTAGGGCGAGTGGAAACTACAGCTTTGCCGCCGCTATAGCCAACAACACCTCATCTTACGGTGCTACTGCTGCAAACAGTATTGCGATGGGCTACTTATCTAAGGCTACACAAGAAGGTGCAGTAGCTATTGGTTACGATGCAGTCAGCACAGGTATTGGAAGTGTTGCACTTGGAAGAAACTGTAATGCTACAGATCACTATGCTACAGCTATCGGTTCAGGAAATACGGCATCTCAAAACCAAGCTACCGCTGTATTTGGTGAGAATAATACTGCAAGTGCAAACAATGCTTCAGCAATTGGCGGTGGAAATAACACGGCCTCTGGTACTTACAGTATTGCTATGGGTAGTAGTGCTACCGCTTCTGGAAATAATAGTATATCTTTAGGTAGAAATACTGTTGCCAGTGGCGCAGATAGTATTGCTATGGGTTATGGAGCAGATGCTAGTAATACGCACAATGTAGCTATTGGTTATAATTCAGAAGCAAGCACAGGCACTTATAACTTTGCCTTTGGTTCTGGTGCAACAGCAAATGCATCCTACTATGCTGTAGCGATAGGTTCTGATGCTGGCGGTAATGGCTCAACCGCAGGGGGTAATGGTTCGTTTGCTACGTCAGGCGGTGTTACTGCGGGAAATCAGGCACAGGCATTAGGTAAAGCATACGCATCTGGCTCAAACAGCCTCGCAGCAGCTATAGCTAACAACACCTCAAGCTACGGCGCTGCTGGTGCTAATAGTATTGCGATGGGCCAGAATGCGTATTCTGGAGGTAGTGGTGCGGTCAGCTTGGGTACAAGTTCTTTAGCTAACGGCATTCAATCACATGCTTTCGGCGGTACATCGTCGGGAGCTTATTCTCTTGCTTTTGGTGGTACGGCATCAGGAACTGTGGCTGTAAGCCTAAAGGGAGGAACCGCTTCTGGAGAGCGTTCACTCGCAGTGGGCTTTAGATCATCCGCAACTAAATATGGTCAAAAGGCTTTTGCGAGTGGCCGCTTTGCTGCTGATGGGGATGCTCAAGGCAGTATTTTTATTCTTCGTGCAGACACCACTGACGCAACCGCAACAGTTCTCACAACTAACAACAGCACCGCATCTACAGATAACCAAATCGTAGCAGCCAGTGACACTTGCATCATGTTCTCAGGCACACTTGTGGCAATGCAGAATGGCGCACAGGATCAAGGTGGCTGGGAAATTAAAGGCTTACTGAAAAATGACGGTGGTACAACTACCTTAGTAAGCAGCAACATACAAACATTTGATGACGGTAATGGCTGGGTAGTAGCCTTAACTGCTGACAACACAAACAACGCCTTAGCAATTACCTGTACAGGAGAAGCCTCTCATAACATCCGTTGGGTTGCTAATATTCAGACCAGTGAGGTGACGTATGCATAGGAGTAATAAATAATGGGTTCTATTAATATTGATAACACAGGCTCTGGCGGTGCTATAACCCTTAGCTCAGATGGTACAAGTTTATTATTAGGTGGCAGTGCTGTAGGTGGTGGTGCTGATCTTTATGCTGCTGAAACAACAGGCTCAACTGATCCAACGGCTAGTGGTACACTGTCAATAGCTATTGGTTCAAGTGCTATAGCTACAGGTAATAACAGTATTGCAATTGGTAATGGTGCAGATGTTTTTAATTCATGGACAGGCGCTGTTGCAATCGGGCCAAATAGCGGGGCAAATGGTGCCTATTCTGTTGCTATCGGAGAGGGAACAAGTACATACTCTGGAACAACTGGTTCTTTAGCAATAGGACAAGACGCACAAGCTGTTAGCCAATACTGTGTAGCTATCGGTAAATCAAGAGCTAGTCAACAAAGTAGTTTTGCCGCCGTTATATATAATAACACTTCAAGCTACGGTACTAGTGGTACTAATAGTATTGCGATGGGCTACTTATCTAAGGCTACAGGCATTGGTAATATAAACATTGGCTATCAAGGTTACGCAACAGGTGCAAGCGGTTCTGTTGCTCTTGGCTATAGAGCTAGGGCCACAGGAACTAATGCAATTTGTCTGGGGCAGTCTGGGTATTCTACCGCTAGTGGCGATCAGTCCCTAGCAATTGGTTATGGAATTACTTCTAGTGGTACAAGTTCCGCAGGTATTGGAAGATCACACACTATTTCTGGCGACTATTGTACAGCCCTTGGTAGAAATAGCACGATAGAAAGTAATGGAGATTATAGCCTAGCAATGGGTTATGAAGCAAAAATATCACAACACGGAAAGAATGCACATGCTTCTGGTAAGTTTGCTGCTGCAGGTGATGCTCAAGGTGGTCAGTTTATCCTTCGTGCAGACACTACAGATGCAACAGCTACTGTACTTACAACAAACAACAGCACGGCAGCAGCTACAAATCAAATCGTAGCAGCAAGTGATACCTGCATTACCTTTGACGGTACTATCACTGCTATGCAAAACGGCGCACAAGCCTATGCCTCATTCCGCATTGAGGGTTTGCTAGTAAATGACGGTGGTACAACCACACTCGCCAACAGTGCAACTACAGTGATCCAGAACTTATCAAGCTGGGGCATGGCTCTTTCAGCCGATAATACGAACAACGCATTGGCTATCACCTGTACTGGTGAAGCGAGCCATAACATACGCTGGGTGGCTAATATTAGAACCACTGAAGTAACTTACGCCTAAAAGGAGATACCAAATGGCTATTCAAAATAATATCGCAGAAGGTGCAAGCCAGTACGGCATTGCATTTAACAACGCCTATTACCGCATCGTGACAGCGGCTGTGTCACGCCAACGTGGAACTGATCCAAAGTTCTCCGTCATGATTGACTTGTCTGCTTATGCAACAAGCTCGCCTACAGATGATACTCGTGAGGTAGACTTTAAACGCTACAGCGCAAATCTGACAGATGTAGAAGCTAAGTCTGGCTCTACGTTTATGGATAAATGTTATGCTTGGGTTATGGATCAAGATGACATGGATGGCTCTACTGCAGTATAAGGTATAACGTATGTCTCTTACCATTAACCATCAGACTAACGACATTAGCAATGCTACTGGTACTATCCTTGTTAATGGCGTAGCTGTTGGTGGTGATAATAGTCCTTACTTTGGTGATCGTGGTTTATTTGGTGGGGGTTATGGCTCTGATAGATCTACAATAGATTATGTAACTATATCCTCAACGGGCAATGCAACTGACTTTGGAGATTTATCTGTAGCTCGTTATAGACTTGCATCATGTGCAGGTTCAGGACGTGGGCTTTTTGCAGGTGGTGGTTTTTCTTCAACAGATACAATAGACTATGTGACTATAGCTACTACAGGCAACGCTGCAGACTTTGGTAACTTATTAGCTACCGAATACGACTTAGCAGGTTGCTCAGACCCTACTAGAGGACTATTTGGTGGTGGTGCTGCAGATGCTGGTTCTACTGTTATTCAATATGTAACTATAGCAAGTACAGGAAATGCTACAGACTTTGGTGATTTAACTACAGGTAGGTATCAACCTTTTGCACTTTCTGATGGAACTAAGGGTGTATTTGCTGGTGGTAGACCCGGTGATCCTTCTAATGTTATAGATTTTGTAACAATACAAACCACAGGTAATGCTACTGATTTTGGTGATCTTACTGTTGCAAGACATAACTCAGCAGGAGCATCTAATAAAACTCGTGGGGTGTTTGGCGGTGGTAGGTCAGGAGGATCTAATCTTGACGTTATAGATTACATAACTGTAGCTACCACAGGTAATGCTACAGACTTTGGTAATCTTTCTTCTATACGGTACGGTGTTGCAGCTTCTACAAATGGAACAAGGGCTGTGTTTGGTGGTGGAGATAATACAAGCGGTAGTGGTGAAAATACTATTGAATACATTACTATTGCAAACACAGGTAATGCTACTGATTTTGGTGATTTAACTGCAGCTAGAGTACAGCTTGCTGGTTGTTCAGGAGATTAATATGTCACTAACAATTAATCATCAAACAAATGAGATTAGCAATGACGGTGTTATAACTGTTGGTGGTGTAGCTGTTGGTGGTGATAATAGTCCTAAATGGTACGGTAGTAGAGGTGTAATTGCTTTAGGTTATGTAGGTGGGTATAGTAATAGGATAGATTATATAACTATAGCTACGACAGGTAACGCAACTGACTTTGGAGACAGGACTACATCTTCTCAGACATTAAATTCTGCATCTTTTTCTAACGGTTCTAGAGGTATTTTTGCAGGTGCTGGAACTAATTATGATGTCATTGAGTATTTTACCATAGCAAATCCTAGCAATACTACGGACTTTGGTGATTTAACTGTAGCTAGAAACGAAGGTTTAGCAGGATGCTCTAGTAATGCTAGGGGTTTAATTGCAGGGGGGCAGTATTGGTCTTCTGGGTGGATTAAAAGTGATATTATTGACTATGTAACTATCGCTACTACGGGCAATGCTACGGATTTTGGTAATTTAACTGCAGGTAGAGTTGGTGTAGTAGGTGTATCAAATGGCACTAGGGGTATATTTGCAGGAGGTACAGATGGAACTAGCAACTCTACAAGTGCAGATCATAATACTATTGAGTATGTAACTATTGACACTACAGGTAATGCTCAAGACTTTGGCGATCTTACTCAGAGTAGATACAATTTTGCTTCTTGTGGAAGTCTTACTCGTGGTGTTTTTGCTGGTGGACGAGGTTATGGAGCCGCTTATAATAATATAGATTATATAACTATGGCTACGACAGGTAACGCAACTGACTTTGGAGATTTGACTGAAAATACAAATCAAATTAGTGGAACTTCTAATATTAGCCGTGGTGTTTTTTCCGGGGGTAGTGCTAGTTCATACCTTAATACTATACAATATATAACCATAGCTACCGCTGGCAATACTACGGACTTTGGGGATCTAACAGCGGCGGCTTTTGGAACTGCTTCATGTTCAGGAACATAATATGTCACTAACAATTAATCATCAGACAGACGATATAAGCAACCTAACAGGGGCTACGACTTTTAATGGTGTAGCTGTAGGTGGTGATAATACTCCTAAATGGTATGGTAGTCGTGGCTTATGGGGTGGTGGTGTAACTATTGATACTATTAACTATGTTACTATTCAAACCACTGGTAATGCCCAAGACTTTGGTAACTTAACAGTAGCTAGATATTTTCTTGCGGGTTGCTCTGACGGGAGTAGGGGTGTCTTTGGTGGCGGTGTACAAACAGGTGACAACAACACAATTGATTATGTAACAGTATCCACGACTGGTAATGCCACTGATTTCGGTAATCTTACAGCCGCACGGGGATCACTAGGTTCTTGTTCGGACAGTATACGAGGGCTTTTTGGCGGTGGTAGCAGCGCAAACACAAACGTTATTGATTACATTACTATTGCTAGTACAGGAGATGCTACTGATTTTGGAGACTTAGTTACTTCAGGGTCAGGGCCATCTGCTTGCTCTGATAGTACAAGAGGTGTATTTGCAGGTCATCTTAACCGTGATGATATGCATTATGTCACTATACAGACTACAGGAAACGCAGCTTTATTTGGCGATTTGACAGGTGGTAGACGTAGTATGGGTGCTGCTTCTAGTACTACTAGAGGAGTGTTTGCTGGAGGTTCAGGTACTGGTGGAGTGCTTAGTGGTAATCAAAATATAATAGATTATATTACCATTCAGACCACAGGAAACGCTACAGATTTTGGTGACTTAACTGTTGCTAGATATTATACGGCAGGGTGTTCTGATGCATCAAGGGCTATATTTGGTGGAGGCCGTAGCGATGCTAATTTAGACGTTATAGACTATATAACAATAGATACTACAGGTAATGCTACAGATTTCGGAGATTTAATACAGGTTGCGTGGGGGCCGGGGTCATGTTCAGGAACATAATATGAAACAAGAAATAATAAAAAAAGATAACATAGCATTTAGTCTTCCAGCAGTAGCAGCAGGTAAAATAAACGTAGCTGCTGTAGCAAAGGTAAATGAGTTTCTTCCAGAGATAGAAGAAAAGACTAGGGCTTTTGATCGTAACAACAGCCAGACTACACTAGGTTTAATGACACTCACTATGCTGAACGGTCAGTCACCTATGCGTATGATGCGTCAGATCATGGCTGAGATTGAGAAACGTAAGATGGCTTTAGCAGAGGCACAGGTAAGCCACGCTAAGACTATCAAAGAGATGCAAGACCTAGAGGGTAGCATTGATCCAGTAGAAGAAGCTGAGTATCGTCAAAAGGTTGTGTCACTGTCTACAATGGAAAACAAAATCAATGGTTCCTTTAAAGACATAGCTACATTAATTGATCAGTATAATAACATCAAAGCTGCACACGATATTGATGAGTGGGATGAGGAAGCCTTTGAAGCTGAAGAGAAACGTCATCATGTACGTAGAGGCTTTGAGCTTATGTATCGTAATCTACTTGATGGTGGTAGAGCACAGACAGCTACTATAGAATACTTACAGCAACACGGTGTACACCCACAAGTGGCACTTACAGAAACATCAGGTTATGTTCAGCACTCAGCAGAACAAATTAAGAATGGTGTATTGTTGCACTCTAATGACTTAGAAGAGTTTTTAGATCAAATGGCAGACAAGTACTGTGCCAATGTAGACAAGACAGCAGAACGTTTATTTGGCAAGAGTGACTTTGTGAACACAGACTATATGCTAAAGCTGGAGGCAAAATGATTATTGAATACAAACTAGATGCAGGGCCACAGGGCATGACTGTACCTAACTGGGTTAAAGATGGTGGATACTATCAAGACCCTGATAACTTTACTATGGTAGGCTGGACTAATGATGCACCTCGTGAGTTTAAAGTACCAGAGACAGTAACAGTACTAGATAAAGCTGCTCTTACTACTCGCATCCTTAATATACATGGGCGTTACCCTATGCAGAAAGAAGGCGATGATGGTAGCTTAATTAATATGACTACTGATGAAGTTACTGCAGAAGTATCTACATGGTATGATCGCTGGTGATGGAAAACGATAGCTGGCACTTAAACAAGTCTGTACCAATTACACTGATCTTTGGACTAATTGTTCAGGGTGCAGCTATCGTATGGACAGTCTCTATGATGATGTCCGACATTGAAGATAACTCAGAAGAGATTATAGCACTAGAAGAACGTATGGGCAGGTTAGAAACATCTGTACACAATCAAGCAGTATCACTTGCCCGTATTGACGAAAACATAAAAGCAATAAGATCATCAGTAGAAAAGATGGCGAACAATGATTAATAGGATTTGCCACGATGATAGAAGTATTAGCTTTAGCAGGTGCAGTTACTAAGATAGCTGGTGCAGTTAGTTCTGCAGTTAAAGCTGGTAGTGATGTAGCAGACTTACTGCCTCACTTTGGTAAGTTAGCAAAGTTAGATAGTGAGATACAGTTAGCTGAAAAGGGTGCACATAAAGGCCCACTAGGTAGACTGAGTTCATCTGAAGAAGAAGGCTTTGCAATTGCACAAGCTAAGATGAAACACAAAGAATGCATGGATGAGTTAAGGTCAGCTTGTCAGTTATATGGACCTCCCGGCATGTGGGATTTAGTTGTAAAAGAACAAGCAGCAGCTAGACAAAGACACAAAGAAGCGTTAGAATTACAAGCAAAGCAAAGAGACAGATTGTTCTGGGGTATATCATTGGTAGTCGGAGTAGTAATCTTCGTAGGTGGTGTAGCAGGAATGATCTGGGGTCTTAACGAAGTAGTGAATGGATAGTTAATATGGCAATACCAAAGGAAAATCCTGGTGAATGGCGGTGGGTATATAATTTATACTTAAATGATAGACCTTACATGCAACGTGGAGTTATGCAAAACTCTGTTACGGGCGATAAGAAAATGACTGCTTATCGTGACATTCGTAATGATAAAGGTCAGATCCAAAAAAGCCTACTCCATGAAGAAGGTAATGCCTTTCGTGCTAAACTTAATGAAGATAATGGTTATACTGCTTGGAAGAAAGAACAGGATCGTATAGCTGCAGAAGCTGCTAGGGTTAAAGCAGAAGCTGCTGCTAAGGCTGAAGCTGCACGTAAGGCTGAAGAAGCTCGTAAGGCTGCTGCGGCAGCTAAAGCAGAAGCTGCCCGTAAAGCTGAAGAAGCTCGTAAGGCTAAGGCTGCTGAAAAAGCTAAAGCAGAACGTGAAGCAGCAGAGGCTAAAGCCAAAGCAGATGCACTAGCTGAAGCTCAACGTATAGCAGAGGCAGAAGCTGCTGCAGAAGCAGAAGCTAAAAGAGTTCGTTCAGAAGATGAAGCTATGGCTAAAGCAGCAGCAGCTAAAATACAAGCTCAACAGGAAGCAGCCGCTGCAGCTAAAGCTAAACGAGAAGAACAAAAAGCCCTTAAAGATGCAGCAGTAATAGATCCTGCCCCAACAGAAACTACTATGCCACCTGTTACTGGTGAGCCTGTGCAACCTAAGTTACCAGCAACTCCTTACGAAGCTAAGACTGCTGAAGTATATAACCCTCCCGGTTATGTTGAGGGTGAGGTTGCACCTACAGTAGAGGGTACAGGTACAAGCAGTCAAGCACTGGCTACATCTCCAATGATGGCTCAACAAATGGCTATGCCTACATCTGGTGGAACTGCAGTTGTAAACTATTCTAATGATCAAGGTAGTATTATTCCTGTAACAGAGGTAGATGGTAAACCAATAAGCTATGTACCAGAAGGATATAGAAAAATGGGAATGAACCAAGGTGGTGTCGTAGGATACGCTGAAGGTGGTGATAGTGATAGTACTTTAAATTCTGAATACCAACTAGCTACAAAGTTTCTTGGTTATAAAGGACCAAAGTCTAGACCTGCACTTAATGACTTTATGAAGGCCAGCCCCGGTGCTGCTGCTCGTATGGGTAAGTACCAACAAGCTATGATGGGTATGGCTGAAGGTGGTGTGGTATCTCAAGATGAGTTTAAATACCTTCCTATATTTCCTAACCCTAACCCTACTCCTACTCGTGGTCCTCAGTATTCACCACCTGTAGCTTCTGACGAAGAGTTTACTTACGAAGGTTCTGTAACACCTGCATTTGGACAAGCTGTACAACAGACTATGCAGCCTATTCAATCGGGTGTAGACTACATGCAACCCCTAGCTACACAAGATATTAGTACTCTTGCAGGTCAGGTTGGGGCTGCAGCACCTACAACTACTGCTGCTACTGTACCTACAGTAGAGACTGCTAATCTACCTGCATACACACCTGCATCAACGTACAGTGCTGCTACAGTAAGCCCTTACGTAATGCAACAAACAGCAGGGCTACAAGCCGCTCAAGGAACTATACCTCAAGAGCAACAAATACAAGCTCAACAAGGTCAACTATCTCCAGAAGCTATCCCAACTGCACCACAGTTCGACACTGACTATTTAAAACAAGCAGAGGAAAGAGCTAGAGAAGTATCTCCACAAGAGATGACTGAGTTTGCTAAAGTAGGTATTATACCTCAAGCTGGAGATAAAGGCTTTGAATCTCCTTATGAAGAAGCTGAATCTGCTAAATTTATAACTACAACTCCAGAAGCTAAACCTGCCACTGAGTATGATTTAGGTACATTACAAGGTGCTCAGGCACAAGTTACAAATCAAGAGCTTGTAAAGGCAAAAGGTTTAGGTCTTACTGCAGAGCAAGCAGCTTTAGCTGTAAGTTCTTTTAGTCCTACTATTGAAGCTGCAACTAGGCAGTTAGCAGTAGGAGAAATAGCTACCGCTCAAGATGCATATAACATTTCACCTACACAGTTTGCCCAACAAGCTTCTACTGTCGTACAAAATGCTGCTAAAGCTTCTCAAATACCTGATGCGCAATCTGCCCAATCTATGTGGCAATCTACTTTGCAAGGTGCTCAAGGTACAGTTGGTGCACAAGAACTTGCTAATGCTAATAATATTATTGGTGCTACTCAAGCTGTAACTTCTATAGCTGCAACAGTAGATGCTTTAAATAACCAATCTATTATGCAAGCTTCTCAAGGTAGTTTTTCTCAAGCTGCTCTTGCTACTGCAGCACAAGGTACAGTAGATCCTGCTCAGACTGTTCAAGGTCAAATGAACCAACTAATGGAACAGTTTAAGAATGGCACTCCTGTATGGGCAGCAGGGGCTATGCGAGCAGCTAACTCTGCTATGGCTTCAAGAGGACTAGCTGGTAGCTCTATGGCAGGTGCAGCTATTGTACAAGCTACTATGGAAGCTGCTATACCTATTGCTGCACAGGATGCACAATTCTATCAACAAGTAGGAATGCAAAACCTAAGTAATAGACAACAAGTTTCTTTAGCTAATGCTGCAGCACAACAGAATATTACGTTACAAAACTTAAGTAACTCTCAACAAGCTGCTTTGCAAAACTCCACTAACTCTTTTGCACTTCAATCACAAAACTTGACTAATCAACAAGCTGTTGTACTTTCTAATGCTCAGATGAAAGCAGCATTACAAAATAAAACTTTAGATATTAAAACTCAAACTGCTTTGACTAACGCTGCAAAGTATACTGAGATGAATAGAGTTAATGTTAGTAATGAACAACAGTCTTTGTTGCAAGCATCTGCTGAAAATTTACAAGTAGATATGGCTAACCTTTCTAACTCACAGCAAACTGCTTTGAGTAACTTGCAAGTACGTGCATCTCTTATTGGTCAAGAACTTAGCAATGAGCAACAGACTGCTATGCTTCAGTCTACTCAGACCTTTGAACGTGCAGGGTTCAATGCTAACGCACAACAGACTGCCCTATTGCAGGATGCTCAAGCTAAGGCAGCACTAGAAGGCAGAGCCTTAGATGTTAGACAGCAGACTGCTTTGTTTAATGCAAGTCGTGTAGCGGAATTAAATGATATTAACCTTACCAATAAGCAACAAGCTCTGCTTCAAGAGTCTGCTCAAGTTCTACAAATAGAAACTCAAAACCTTTCTAATCGTCAGCAAACTGAGTTAGCAAATGCACAAGTAAGAGCAGCCCTTCAAGGTAAGGTTTTAGATAACGAACAACAAACAGAAATTATTAATGCTGCTAGATACGCAGAAGCAAATAACATTACTGTAAGCAATAAACAAGCTGCATTAGTACAAAGTTTTGTTACTAATTCTACACTTCAAGGTAAAGTCTTAGACAATACACAACAGGCTTCTATATTCAATACCTCTGCAGTATTAGAAGAACGTAAGATAGACCTTACAAATGAGCAGCAAACACGTCTGTTTAATACGACTAACAATCTACAAAGAGATGTAGCTGAACTGTCTAACCGTCAACAGACAGCACTAGCTAATGCACAAATTGAAGCTACTCTCCGTGGTCAAGAGCTTAGTAACGAGCAACAATCTGCTGTACTAAATGCAGAAAAATTTGCTGAAGCTAATAATATAACCTATACCACTAATCAGCAAACACAACTTGCAAACTCACAATTGATGCAATCTGTTGGACTAGCTAACCTTAATGCTAATCAAGCAACTACATTGCAGAATGCAGCCCAGCTTGCTGGTATGGATATGCAGAACCTAAACAACAGGCAACAAGCTGCTGTGCAACAAGCACAAAACTTCCTTAGCATGAACATGGCGAACTTGACTAACACTCAACAAACTGCTATATTTAAATCACAACAAAATATTCAGTCGTTGTTTACAGATCAAGCTGCTGATAATGCTTCTGCACAGTTTAATGCTGCTAATGAAAACCAGACCAGACAGTTCTTTTCTTCGTTAGCTAATCAAACTGGTCAGTTTAATGCTGCACAAACCAATGCACTTAACCAGTTTAACATTGATGAAATCAATTCTATTCGTGAGTTTAATGCTGGTATTCAACAACAGCGAGATCAGTTTAATGCAACTAACAGTTTAGTTGTAGCACAGGCTAATGCTCAGTGGAGACAGAACTTAGCAACACTTAATACTGCTGCACAGAATGAAAGCAACGCAACCTTTGCAGCAACTATTAATGCTATGACATCCAAGAATATAGACGCAGTGTGGCAACGTGAACGTGACTTAATGAGTTACAACTACACCTCTGCTGAGTCTGCTAAGGACCGTGCATTGCAGATTGTTCTAGGTGATCAAACCTTAGAGGCATTAAGAGAAAAAATAAGTTTCCAAGAAGACTCATCTAAAACAGAGTTTGCTTATAGATTCTTATTTGGAGATAAAGGTATACTGGGTGGGATAATATAATCATGGCGCTTTACAATAAAAACAACTTATCATCACTTGAAACTGCAGCTAGAAGCTATCAAGGTACAAAGGATAAGATAGAAAGAATGGGGTTGGCTGGCAGAACTAGAACTGCTAATGCAGATATGTCATTAGATATAGAAAAGCCAGGCTCAGAGTTAGTACCTAAACTAGTTAGTCGCATGAAAAATTTTGTAGAGCTAACTGATAATGCTAAACAAGCTAGGTCTGAATTAATAAATAGGATAAACAAAGAGCAGAGTGGTGAAAGCCCTAAGTCAATTGAGACTCCAGTATCTTCTAACACTAAAGACACAGGTGAAAGACTTATGGGAGATGTTGCAGAGGCTTTAGGTTTAACTGATGAGCAAGCTGCAGGTATTGTAGGTAACTTTGCACATGAGACTGGAGACTTTAAATTTTTACAAGAACTTAAACCTGTAGTGCCCGGATCAAAAGGTGGTAGGGGTTTTGCAATGTGGACTGGCCCTAGAAGAAAAGCTTTTGAGGCTTGGTCAGCTCAGAATAGTTTAGATCCTGATTCCTATGAGGCATCTTTTGGTTTCTTTATACATGAAGTTCAAAATACTTCTGAAGGAAGATTCATGGATAAGCTACAAGAGGCTACAACTGCAGAGGAAGCGGCTCGTATATTTTCTAAAGGGTACCTAAGACCTGGAAAGCCTATGATGGATAGTAGGATATCCAGAGCTAACTCCTATATTGGAGGACAAGAATGAGTATTATATTTGCAGCACCTATCCCAGGTCAATCCTTAACAACAGAACCAAAGGGTCTACCTTTTGAAAGACCCTCAGAAATAGTAGATCCAGTAGAAGCTTTAGATTTGCATGTAGAAAATATGACAAACCCTGAAGCAATAGAGGATGCTATGTATTTTTTGGAACAGGGTTTAGATCTTGTGTCTTTAGTAGAAGGGATACTTCGTAGTGCGGTTATGGAAGGTATACATAGTATTGACGTTAGTCTTATTATTGCACCTTTGTTGCACGAGTATATTAAAGGGTTAGCTATAGAAGCTGACGTAGACTTTAACGAAGGCTTCGATAATCCAGAAAGAGATAAAGCCCTTGAGTATGCTAGGGATACTGGACGTGCCAAGGATGCACTAAGAAAACTACGTAAAGAGTCTGGAGAGTCTGTTAAAGAAACTCCCACTGTAGAAGAACCGCAACAAGAAGAGCAGGAGCCTGAAGAAGTTACCCCTGCACCTCAAGGCCTAATGGCAAGGAGATAAGATATGGGATTTACTTGGTCAGGGGCATTGAGTGCTCAAACTAAACTGGACGAAGAGGCGGCAGCAAGAGAAGAGTTAGAGGAAAGTCGTAAGACAAGTCTTCTTGGGTTGTACCTAAAAAAATTAGAGGGTCAAGCTTCTTTTAGAACTGGTGATAAATATCGTACAGCTGCTCAAGCTTCTTTACAGTTAGAAAAACAAGTTTCAGCTGCGGGTATAGAGGATGAGGACACCTTAGCTTTTTTTAATAATGCTGTAGCTGATCCTTTTGCAGCTAAAGAAGTACTAGATTTTCAAGAAAAATTAGATGCCGCAGGACGAAATGTACCCTTATCGCAAATACCTTCTATGATGTACATTGTTAAATCTGAAGCTCCTGTTGAAGATAAGATAGATTATATTACTACGATCACTGGCGAGGATATGACCGAAGAAAACTACTATAAGTTAGCTCAGGACATAACTAAAATTCCCACTACGCCTAGCCGTACCTTTGTTCCTAGCGCAAAACCTGGAGTCTTAACTGACTTTACGTCAGAAGAAAAACGTCAAAAAGCTATGTCAGAAATTGTTCTTTATCATACAATACCTTTAGCTAAGGCTAAAGTTAATGAATTTATTGACTCTGATCAAGCCCCAGAGGCAAGTCAAATACAAAATCTTTTAGATCAAATACAGAGTGGTGGTGATCAAGCGGATCGAGCTGCACAACTTCTTATGGATGAGTTTATGACACCTGCGGTGTTCCAAGAAAACCTTGTTGAGATGTTTCCTAGTAAGTTTGAAAACTACCAAAACAACCCGTACCTACCACCACAATTAAGGGCTTTAAATACTGAGCCTAAGCCTGAGCCTAGTAGTATTTCAGTGGGTGCTACAGCTACTAATCCTGATACTGGTGCAGTAATAACTTGGAATGGTACTAATTGGAAAGATCCACAGGGAAATATTGTAAACCTATAAGGGGTAAAGATGACTAACATACCTGAGGGGTTTATTTTAGATAAACCTACAAATGTCGATGTACCAGAAGGTTTTATTCTAACTGATCCAAATGTTTTAGTTGAACCTAAGAAGGTTGAACCTGCGTTACCTGAGGCTGGTACATACACTCAAAATGATTTAGCAGAGAATGACTATACCTACTCTATAGCTGAAGGCTATATGCGTGATAGGTTTGGTGATGAAGAAGTAGATGGTAAATCTAGAGAAGATGTTATCGACAGCTTCTTAAACAATCGTCGTGGTGTTGTGTCGGGTAATACTGTACGTGGTCTAGCTGAAATAGATTACATCAACGACATACAAGATGATGAAGCTAAGAAGACTAGAGCTGCTGCTGCATATAAACTGTACGAAAACATGGCTGGCATCTTTAGTAAAGAAACGACAGTGGGTGAAAAATTTGAAGGTATTATGGACTTCACTAGAAGTGTACTTCTTGATCCAGCAAACCTTCTTGGGGGGTTTATAGGTAAAGCTGCAGCTAATGGTTCTATTCGTGTAGGTACATCAGTTGCAAAAAAGGCTGCTCTGCAGTCTATGCAAAAAGAAGGTACAAAAAAGACAGCTGAAAAAGTTGGTACCAAGATGTTTGCGGATGGAGTACAAGCTTCACGTACAGCTACTAAAGCTAAGATAGGTTCTTATGTACAGCAGACTTTAGGTAAGACTGCTGCTCAACGTCTAGCTACTAAGAAAGCTATTACAGAGATAGGTATTACCACTGGTATAGATGCTGCAATAGGTACGGGTATGGAGTACTTGTATCAAGATGGTTTGGTAGATGTAGATGCACAAGAAGATATTAACTACCTAGCTGTGGGCATAGCTGCTGCTGGTGGTATTATTATGGGTGGTGTTCAAGCTGGCTTAATTGCAAGACGTGGTGTGTCAGATACAGCAGTACCTACGATGGAACTATCTACACCAGATGCTACGGGATTTTTGTCAGAGGCTTCTCAATCTATAGATAAATATGTGAAGCAAAAGAAAGTAGATGTTGGTAGAGATTGGAAGACAAAACTAGAGGGTGGCGCAGAGTTATCTAAAGGTAGCAAAGACTTTAGCCACGACTTTTTTAAAGTTCTTATACTAGGGCATAACGAAGGCGATGAAGTTATCTTTAAGGGTATGACTCAGACTGCCTTTGAAAAAGGTTTTGTCTGGGCTAAACGTTTTGAAGATGATAAGTTTACCAACTGGATGGCTGATATTATTGCCGATGTTAGTGACAAGGAAGCTCAAGGGTTTATAAAATCTATTGAAAAAGCTACTGGTAATAAGATTAAAGTACGTGACAATGATGGCAACATCATCCCAAGATCTCAAGTTACTGGTAGAGATATAGGTGACATACTGTCATACAAGATGTCTGAGGCTGGTTCAACTCTTGGTCTCATGGGTCAGTCAGCTAAACAGCTAGGTCTTTCTATTACTGATATGGAATTGAAGGATCTGTATCAGTCTGCCTTAGATGCTGGATTTATTCGTGGTGATATATCTGTTAAGACAATAGAAGTTGGCGATAGAGTATCTTCAGTAGGTACAAAAAGAATTGGTGAAGTTAAAGAAATAGATGGTGATCTGGCAACAGTAGTTTATCGCAATAGAAAAGGTAAAGTTACCACCAAAAACTTAAGGCTGTCTACTTTAAAGGGTACCGAACCTAAGGCTGCTAAAGATGTTGATCCAACTATAACTGGGATGACGTTAGAAGCTTTCCAGAAAAACCAAGATCGTTTAATTAGGCTGCTTGTTGCCCATCCTTCTACAAGTGCACTTAATGTAGTTGGTTGGGGTACTAACACTGCTTTGCAAAGTGCTACTGATATGTCTATGGCACTAGTAAATGCTGGATATGGCACACTACAAAAGTTGGCTGGTCAAGTAGAAAAAGGTGCTGAAACTCAGAGGTTAGCTAAGATTCTTATGGAATCTAATATGCAAAGGGTCAAGTTCTTACTTGATCCTGACATGACTTATACAGCTTTTGAATCTGCACTACAAAGAAACTCTGAAGCACTTCAAAAACTAAACAGTGTACTCCCTGGTGGTGTAGAGGGTACCAATACATTACTAACAGGCGGTAAGTTTAGCCCACGTATGAAATTAGTTGGGTTAAGAACAGATAACTATATTGATATGGTGCAGAAGCTTACCTTAGTACAAGCACAGGATGGATTTACTAAGTCGCAAGAGTTTTTATTTCAGATGGATAAGAAGCTTAGAGCTGCTACAGGTAAAGGTTGGAATGACTTTTATAGATCTGAAAAGATAGGCGATATGTCCCTTCAAAAATATATGGGGAGTAAGGAATACCGTACTATAGAAGCTAATGCTGTTGAAGATACCTTAGAGGCAATTTTTTCTAAATCTTATAAGGGTGAAGGCTTAGTGGGTACAGTTGCAGGTTATATAGAGGACGTCAGAAAACTTCCTGTTATAGGTATGGCAGTTCCCTTTGGTAGATTCTTTAATGCCACAGTAGCCTTTACAGGAAAGAATGCCCCTGGGGTAAACATGATTGCAAAGGGTATGGGTTTCTATAAAGACATGACTATGAAAGAAGCATTTGCTAGAACTACGGTATCTGCTGGTGCTCTTTGGGTAGTATCTAATGAAGAAATTGACAACGTTAAAAAAGGGTTACCTATGTATGCAACAGCTACTGCTGGTGGGGAAATTATAAATCAGCAGTTTGACTTTCCTATATCTGCATACAGGGCTGGGGGTAGAATCTGGGCGTTGATGCGGATGGGTGAAAAGCAACAAGCTATGGAAGCTTTTAAACAATTTAGTGCAGACTTTGGTTTAAGTGGTTTATTAAGGAACTTAGATAAAACTCAAAGAGATACACTAGAGTCTATTACGCTTATGGTTGACCCTGAAAGACGTGATGTTGCTGGTGCTTTAAATATAGCTGGCAACACCTTAGCTAGTCAGTTTGTAAATCCTGTATTCAGGGCTGCAGAACCTTTGAACATTGTCGCTGGTCTTGCTAGAGGTGAAGATGCTGCACCTATAGATAGAAAACAAAACAACAAGCTAGTAAATAATGCCTTTCGTTACATAGATAATATCATACCTTTGTTTATGGGAGAGCCTTTAGCCGAAGCTAGACAGACTGCTGCAGGTGGTACAGCTGATATACAATCCACTAAGATGTTAGGTATTAGAAACATCAGGCTTACTGATACTCAACGTGTTATGAATAGGGTAGGTATACCAGACTATAAACTTGACACCCTGATTGGAAACAGTAAGAAAGTTAAAGACCAAGCACCTCAAGCCGGAAATACTTTGAGTGGAATCTTCTTTGATATAATAGAAGCAGAGTCAAGTTTATTACTAGAGTCTAATTGGTTTGATAAATTAAATCAAGCAGAGAAGTTACAGCATTGGAAGGGTGACGTTATACCCAGAGCAAAAGATTTAGCTAAGACTTTCTTGCGTATGCAATACTCTGGACCTGAAGATGTAACTGCGCTACAGTACGACATAACTAGCAAGTTTCCTAAGTCAGGTGTTCAAAAAGGCCTCAAAGAATTAAATCTAGGAGACCTCGAAGACTTAGAACCTAACGAACTCTTTATACTCCAACGGTATCTAGAGACTGAAAAATCTTTACGTAGTTTACGTATCTTTAAAAAGCAAACAGAATAAACTTAAGGGGGCCACTTGAAGCCCCCTTTTGTTATTCATCATCATCCTCTAACATGAAGTCCGCCCAATCATATGACTCACGTTTTATATCTCCTTTGTGAACATGACCTGGAGACCTTGATAATAGTGCAGCCATCGCTTGACCAGCTAAGTACCTACGGGATGTAAGTGCTTTGTTCTTAAGCGGTGGCTTTATTTTTTTCTGCCTGTAACTTTTGGCCTCTTCTTCAAGACTCTTTTTGTTTTTGTTCATTCAGCTTTACTCTCTCAAGATTACGGAAGTAAGCTTTGTTGAAGCCCATCTCCCACTCCCTGTTAGGTTTTGTATTGACCTTGTAAGGGTTGCCTAAGCTACCCTCCCTAAAGTCTTTTATACCTTCTTCGTATGGCCTCATTTATGTTTCTCCTCCATTGCCTCTAGCATCTTGTTTAAATACCACTCTGCTTTCTCCATATCCTGCACAGGGTTACCCTTGTACATGTACCTGTGCTGATACTTAATCATATTACCGTGACAGTAACCTATGAACTGATCAAGAGTTAGTACCTGTTTAATATAATCAATGCACTCTATCCCACCACTTAACTTGTAATGCGCTGGGCTATTTACTGGATCGTATTTCATTTAAACCTCTTTTGGAACTTCAAAACAGTAGTATTTTACATCAGAATTGGGTGAAGGTCTAGTGTCCATAAGTCTTTTTTTAAGTGGGGCTGCAAACTGATGACAAGCAAGCTGACTTGGAAAGAACGTATCGTGACCTTGGATCTTATACCTATCTTCAAAAAACATTATGAGCACTAGAACATACATCTTACATCTCCTTAGGTTATGTCTACCATCTCACAGACATCACCTGTACAGGCCATTGTCTGCATTGAGACTGTGTTATCTTCCTTCTCGTAGTTAGCCAACTCACTCCAAGCAATAGCAGAGGGCATTGAAGAAAGCAAGTCTTTGTAGTGATCCTTATTTATTTCTTGATAAGGTGCTTGTTGATAAGTGTGTTCGTTGTAAGGCAAGAAGGATACACCTGACATCTCATCAAAGTACTTGTACACAAAGGCACCCACTTCAAACCACTCATCTTTTCGTACATTTATCGTAACGCTAGGCTTATGTTCACACCACGATCTCTGATACATCAACCAAGTCTCTAGTTGCTCAATGGCTGTCATATCTTCAGTAACCACTGCCTTAGTCGGAGACTTTACAGGGAAACTAAATACTGTAGTTTGATCTGGCTTCATAACACAAGGCTCACTAGGGATACCTTGATCTGTCATGAACTGTGTTAGCGGATCTTTATTATCACCACGCACAGTACGGATATAATAGGGACTGTGGCGAGCATGTATGCCACTGGCACTATCCACCAGTTGTGAGACCGTGCCCGATGGTTTGACGCATGTAATTGCAGCAGCCACAGGTATATTAAGACGGTTAGCCCATTCAGCATTAGTAGATACAGCAATCCCACGAAGATGTTCAAGAGTCTTCTCCAAGCCTTTGTTCTTAATAGTCATCAAGGAGTTATCCATTATCCCTGTAAGTGACACACCCAACAGACGCTCTTCTTCTGTGTTCTTGTTCCACACCTTACGCAAGTATGGAAACTTGGTGTAGGTGGATTGTATGGTTCCCAGAATCGTAGCCAGTCTAACCTTACGTTCAAGATCTTCCAT